GAGCCGTGCGGAAGAGTTCCGCTGACTCCAGTCGCCAGCGGAATAACTGGAATCATTGCCGAAGTCAGGTTGCAAAAATTTGGGACTGCCGAAGAGACCGTGCAATTTCCAAATACTGTGTTCGATGGCGCGTTCAGCGCCGTGAAAGAGAACGCCGGTGTAAGGCTGGCATTGGTAATCGCAACGTTGAAAAGAGGAGAGAAATTTGTGCTGGTTACGATAGTGACAGTCCCGCTCCCGCCCCCTCCGCCGCCTCCGCCTCTTCCGTTCTCCGTCCATTTCCCGTTGATAAGAGTAAGGCTAATTGAAGTTGAAGAAGCACAGGTCCAGGATGCGTTCAAAACGAAATTTGAATTGGAAACAATTTGCGTGAAGGTGTCGGACGATCCGCAGAAAACCTTTACGCTCTGTCCCGGAAATCCGTTATTCAGATTGGTGATCGTCAGAGTGCTCGTATTAGCCGTGAGCCAATTCGTGTGCGCATATACGCTCGGAGCAATGGCATTGATCTGAAGAGGCTGTACTCCACCGAGTAGCGCATCGAGAAAATTCAGGTCGAAATTAAGGCAGTCGCCCCAATTTGTGGTGTTGCCGATGTTTGGAATTTCGAATCCAACATTTCCCGATGGTGCGCATGGAGTCTGCGCCCGCGAAGTCCCGGCCAAAATGAAAAAGAGAAGAAGCAACAACCACTTTGTGTTTTTCATTTTACCTGTGCCTTCCGAAGCAGTCGATCTCCGTCCAATTTATTTGGGCAGCTCCGGTAGTTACGCTAATGACGCTTACCGATCCTTGGGCTTTGGAGTTCACTTGAACGTAGGCCCGGCCATTGTTCGGGGAATTGCTCAGATCGTTCGGACCAACACCGTTGCAGTACACTACATAATTTGTGTCAGAAAAATTTGTTGGCCAATTTATTTGCTGAGGTCCGCACTGTGAATAGGAAGAGTTTCCCGTTGTGCATGGCGTTCCGTTCTGATTGCAACCAGCCGCGCAGAAAGTAGTGGACTGGCTTTGCGGGCAAGTCGTTGTTACGTTTGAATTTGAATCATTGCAAAGCGGTGCGCCAAGTACTCCGGAATTTGTCCCGGCTTCCTGGATAGAGCCGCTGTTTCCCGTGGCCCCTCCCATGATGTTGCTGGTTCCAACGGTGAGTCCTGAGAATTTTCCAGTCGAGGGAGTAAGCGATCCGATAGGCGTCCCGTCGATCTGCGAATTGACGATTTGAACTCCGGTGATCCGCGTAAGGACTGCGAAAGCCGGGATCGAAAACACTACAGTCCAGAAAAGTATCGCGGCAATCTTTGCTTTCACTTTAGACCCTCCGATTTTAGCTGACTGTCATTGGTGTTAGCGGGTGTAAGACAGCGCCCGCGTCCGCGATGAATCCCTGGCAGTTCGCCGCGTTCGCCGTCCCATCTATATTAGCGCCCGGAACGGAACCTGGCCATGCAAAAGTGTGACCACCTGCGCCATCCTGTTTGATGATGAAATTCACTACCATGCCAGCCACAACGCCATTTATCACAGGCGCGACAACGTTCCCGGTCAAAGTGATCTGAAAATTCATCGCTTGGCGGCCAGCGCAATTAAAGACTGGATTTGCGGAGAAGGCTACCACTGTAATCGCCGGAGCGACGCTCGCTCCAACAAAAGTGGTTAGCGCTGCCAAGAAATTAGCCAGCAAATTCCCGGAGTTGCCATCGTCAAGAACGTTGATATTCAGAGTTTGCGATATGAAATTTGCGATGCAGGCCGCAACCATAGAAGATTGCCGCCACACTTTGTTGAGCTGTTTCGAGACAGCGATCCCCGCCGTAAATCCGATGGTCTGGTATCCAGAGCCAACGAAGTTCGCTTGCGAATCGACGTTTGATCCTCCGGCGACTGCTACTGGCAAATAATCAACTGTTGGCGGCATTCGCCCTCCTATACCGGAACAACGAAATCCCCTACATCGAATCCTGACACCGTAGCATTTTCCGCGTCGAATCCAAACACAGGTCCGTCCGGCAAACTTGGCTTAAAAAATCCGATGATGAAAACTCCAGCCGGTCGCATCAGGAAATATCCTTGCGTGAGGATCGCCAACGTCAAAACATCCGCTGGAGGATTGATAAAGACAATCGCCATGCTCATGTCCTGGTAATCCTGAACAAGAATCTGGAAGCCCTGAGCGCCAAAAAGAGTATTCCAGATGACGTACATATCCGGGACAGTGCCCTTCCACTGATTCTGCGCAATGAACAGCTTGACCAGAACTCTGTAGCTGTCATCGGGAAGAACTGAGATGCCCATGACTTCTTGTTTTAGATTCCTGCTTACTCCCGCCCATTCTCCAATCTTGTCGAGCTGGTCTCCTGCGGCCGTGTCCACGTCAAAGAGTTGAGGGAAAGAGAGGAGTAAATTTTGTTGGTCTACGGACGCTTGGCAAATCGTAGAGATGAGGGCCACAAAATTCGGCCTCTGATTGTGTTCGCTCGTAATCAGTTCGACGTACTGAGTTACGTCCGCCATTTTACGTCACCGTCAAGATGATGTTCGCTATATCGCAAGAAGCCGCCGCGTTGAAAGCCACAGGAATGTCCGCTACTCCCGCAGGAGCCGGGGCGATTCCGATTGTCATTGCCGTGACTCGATAAGTCAGGTTCAAAGGGTCTCCGGTGAGGCTCGCTGGACCGAAAATCCAGTTGTAAAAAACTTCCTCTCCAATCGCAAGAGCATTTATAAAATCCGCTATGGATTGCTTAAGTGCATCTCCCGTCGTACTGACAAATCCGGGAAGCACTTGGATGGTGAGCGAGACGTAGATTGGAATTTCTTCCAATTCGAAAAAGTTGATAGCTACTGGGACGCCGGAAGGATCGTTGACTATCTCCGTCGTCGTCCCGTAAGTTCCGGTCCCAGGGCTTTTGGTTTCTTCGATTACTAGCGCAATCGTTGCTATGTCTCCCCCAAGGACTACTAGAGAAATCGAATGGCCCGGTACTCCATTGGCGTCCGTCAAGCCCGTGGAATTTTCATAAATCGCGTAGCGCTGTACTCCGCTTATATTTGCGACTGCCGCAAGGATCGCTTGCAATGGAGTTTGAGCCGGTAGCGCCGTGCTTTGAACCTGCCTTCTGCGTAAGGCAGCGTCCGATTCCACTGCCGTGCCCGGCGTCGCCGCCGTTGGATTTGTGGCCGTCTGCCAGCCGCGCGTTGGATTGAAAATTGAGTTGATCGTGTTCGCGTCGGCATTTATTGCCCCGACTTGCGTGCAAATCGCCGTGACGACGATAGCGCCACTGATTGGGATCAAAGTATTCAAAGGAAGCGCCCACAGGTTTCCGCTCGCATCTTGGACGAGTCCAGCCGTGATTACCGTTCCCGCCACGCCAGTGATTTGTAGTTGCGCCGCGCTATTCGATCCAGGCTCGCGCGACAGGCCGTTGATTTTTACGAGCGAACTTAGCGCCGCGCCTTGCGCGAAAGTTGGAAGAAATCCCTGGTAAGCTGCGACGATCTGATTATTTACATCGCTTATCGCCAACGCGAAAATTGCAATCAGTTGGTAATCTTGAGAGTCCGGAGGCAAATAAATATCGGAGCCGAAAATGCTCTGCATCGAAGCGATGAGACTTTGCAAAATGTCGTTATAGGAGGGCGTGCTGATTCCGCTTGAATCGAGTGTAGGAGCCAGCGTAGCAAGTGGAAAGGTAGGCATTTTCTATCCCCCGCCCCCGAATGGAATCTGGGCAAACGGGCCAACCCCAAAGCCGCGCAAGGAATTTGGAATCGAAGTGGTGAATCCCGTCACTCCATAAATTGTATCAACTCTCACGTCAACTTTCAGATTCCTTTGCGCGTCGAGCGAGCTGCTGTAGGAGAGGATCGAAAGCACTCCCTGGACTCCAAGAATCGCGTTTTTGATCGCGGCATCGTAAAGGGAAGTCGTTCCAAATCCTAAAATTTGCGTGTCGTAAGGAACGCCAGCCGTCAAATCCAGGAACCATTCTCCTTGGTGAAGTAGCAGAGCGGTAAGAATAGCTTGAGCTACAGTAGCCGGAGAATTTACAAGGAACTCTTGCGATCCCCTTCCGAAAGAGTAATCCCCGCCATCGGTGCCAATTTTTTCCGATCCTAAAAATCCAGCTACCCAGTCCGAAAGCGATGCGTCGGTTACATCCGTCGTCATTGCAGTTGTCTGAATAAGAAATCCTGGTGACCCGGTAAGAATAGGAGAAGGGTCTGTGAAAGAGCCAATCAAGATTCCATTCTGAAAAGCGGAAATCGTTGCGCCGCTTGCGACAACGAGAAATACGTCTCCGATCTGGGGAATAATATGGCCGAAGTTTGCAAATGCTTGGGGTTGAATCACTCCATTGACGAACTTTTGCAAATTAAATGGCGTTGAGATTCCGATTCCTCCGAATCCCGGAGAGGCATCCAAATCAGCGTAATAAAAATTACGGGCAGTGGCATCGCTTCTCAGAATGAGGGCTATATAGCCGGAGTTGGCTTTTAGTTGTACGAGCCTTGCCTGGCAATACTGGTCTCCTGGCCATCCTTCAGTCTCATGCAGAGCCAGATAAATCTTTACGGCCAGGTCCCCGGCGCACGATGAATTATTTAGTAATTGTGGAAGAGAATAAATGCCAGCAGCGCTCCAGGGAAAGGTGAGAGGATTTTCGTCGGCACGTTGGAAATTATCAGCAGCCAATTGAACGTTCGCCGCTACTTCCGTAGAAAAAGCCGAGGTTAATTTTCTGTATCTCATCCCGTAGGTGTTGCCGTCTGGCTTCCCCCAGCTTGAACTCCGCCATGCTTATGCTGACTTACTGTGTGGCCGCCGTTGAACGTTCCCTCGTCCGTTGCCGTGACTTTGCCGGTTACATCAACATCGCCCGTGATTGCTGTCGCTCCATTTATGTTAACACCACCGGGCGCGACAATATTTATTACTCCTCCCGGAGCCAATTCAATGTAAGCCGATCCATCGCGCGTCCTGAGTTGCGCTGAAGTTGTACTTATCGCTGGTAGCGCCTTCGGAACACTGGAAGGTCCGGGAATGGCAAATCCATCGCTGAGGCTGTGCAAGCGTAGCTCCGCCTGATTCCCAACTTCTCCCGATTGCCACCATTGGTCAATGCAGCGAGAAGAAAAGACAACAAGAACTTCGTCGCCTTGTTTGACTGGAAGGGTGAGCGCGAAATCTCCGGCGCACGGAAACACTATCGGGCAGTCCAGCAAAAGAGGAATTTCTTTCCAGGAATAGTTCCCGTCTTTGTCCTGAAACCGAATCCTAATAGCGGCCTGAATCTGCGCAGTCATTTTTGCAGCATCGAAATTTTCTATGATGCCAGGCAGAGCGGTCCACACATTTGCTAGGCGGCCATCCATCATCGCCCGCAGAGCCTCTTCTTGGTTTCCTATGCGTTCTCTTTGATCCATCTTCCTATCCGAATGGCTGCACTACTGGATTCGGCGGAGTTGCCGTGGCCGCCGTCTTGTCAACTAGCAAGCAAATGATATGCGTGGTCCACTCTTGTCCGCGCGTGTCCCCTTCATGTTCGATGACGACGACGCGATAAAGGCCGTCGTTTTCTTTGCTGACTCCGGCGACTAAATTCAAATCAGTGAAGCTGGGGAAAAACTGCTGCTTAATCGTCGTGGCGGTTATGTCCGCATTGTTGATCTGCAAAAGATTCCCGATCTGAATTTGCGGATTCAAAAGGCAGTAGACAGAGATACCTTGCTCCGTCGCCTCCGGCACACCAATCATTCCTGTAGCGCTGTTTATTTTAACTATCGTTCCTGGCAAGTAAGCGTCGAGTGGTATCAGCGTCAGAGCGCCATTTTGGATCGACCACCGCATGTTATTTGTCCGCGCCATTTCGCGGAAGTAGTCCTTGGCCAATCCAAATAAGACTTTCCCGCGCGGGAGGATTCCTCCGGTGGAAAGCGCAGCCGATGAGCGCCCGTCAACTGGTATGCCAGCCGCTTTTGCGAGCGCATTGAACTGATCTTGTTGGCTGCTTCCAGCCTTCAGAGGTTCGGAGACGACGGCAAAATTGTAAGGTACGTCTCCATCCGCCGCAAAAATGTCCAGGAAATCGTCAACGTTTCTTTCTTTCCCGGTGCGAAATTGTTTGATTGTCCCACGGAAAATTTGCTGGGGATTTTCTCCGTATCCCGCGTTTATGGCGACGGTGCTGTATTCGGAAAGCGCTTCTTGCTTGCTCCCGGCACTGAGATTGTAGACGCGAATCTCCGCTATATTCGGGGTCTCTACGTCATTCGCGGAGATTTGAAATCTGAATCTGAGGCCGGAGAGGTCCAACGCATTCCTGTCGCTTAGCAGAAATAGCTTTGCGGTCCTCCAGAATTGAACTTGTGACATGGCCATTTTATGGAGTCAGAAAAAACAGATTCCCGCTGCTTCCCAAATTCGTGAACGTTGGAACTGCGTCAATGTTGTTGTCCGTCTGGACGATGAGCTGTCCGCCGAGATTTAAATATCCGAACGGTGCCAGCAAATCTTCTCCAGTTACAAGAGGAATCCCGGAGAGAATCTTGTCTCCGGCATTCGTAGCAAGGTCCATGACCCATGCTTGGATCGCATCGTTCCATCTGACTGTGACGTTATAGGAAGTTCCGGCCAGAGAGATACTCAGCGTTTGCGGAGAGGGAATCAGCGGAACCTGTGACGGCGTGCTCATGGCAGAGTTCCGCTCCCATTGTAGCGAGAGGTCCCAACGTTCAGATTTACGTTGCCTTGATTGATCGTCGGGGAAGTCTTTTGTGGAAGCGCCTGCGTATCGGCGCTGTTGACTGGAATGATTTGGATTTGCGCCAAGATGACTTCGCGCATTGTGAGCCGGATCGTCAGGCTGTTTTCGTTCTCGCGGTCAGATTCCGTCGTTACTCTCTGCATCAGCATGTTTGTGTAGATTCTTTTTCCAGTGTTTACTCGGCAGAGTTGTCGTCCGGCTTGGATCGCTAAAAATTGCTGATACAGCTTTTGCAGAAAAGAATAGTCCTGCGTCGTATTTTGCTTGCTGGCCAAAGACCAGGCATAGATCAATTCCAGAATAGCTGGCAGCTTGTAGGCGTGGTCTGAAATGACTGAGCCTTGTTCGACAGGGTTGTCCGTTATCACTAGCTCGTCATCATGTCTCTCGGATACAACAGCATCCGCAATGAGCGTGGTGAAATGGCGACTCGTCTTTACTTGAATCGAAGTTGCAGTTTGCGTGCTGCTAGAGCCGCTCGTATCTTCAGCGACAATCGCGCGGTACGGCGTGATCGCTATAGGGCTGGGAACGCTACTCAATTCATTGCTCCCGTAAGATTCCGGAGAAGAGTTCCGTTTTGTCGGCGTTGCTCGTCGCCGATTGCTTTAGCCGCTTCTTGCGGGCTATCGGTGCCCGTGACGTGTACGGTGTTGTGCTGCTCGATATTTACGTCCGGCCTTTCGAACAGAGCACGCTCGCCAAGCCTGCGCTTCGTAAGCGCGTCGCTCGCTTCGTATCCGTGATCCGTCATGACTTTGTTCCAGCGCTCGAACTCCGCCGCCGCGCCCGCATAATCCCCTGAATTTAATTTGCGCAGCAATGTAGAATTGGCGACTTTATCCCCGCTCCCGGCGTTGTACATGAAGTCAGTCAGTGCGGCGAACTGGTTCCCGCTCAGGCGGACTTTTACAAGCCGCTGCACTGCCTGCGCTGCCTCAAGCGTGTCCTTCGCCAAAAGTTCCATAGCCCGTTGGTTCGAAATCCCTCCAGAGAAATCTTCCCCAGGTCGAATACGGTGCCCGTAGCCAATCGAAAAGCCTCCGGCATCCTTGTACTGCCTCAATCTTTTTCCTTCGTATCCGGCGATCAAATCTTCAATCGACTTTCCCGGCCTTGCCGAAGGGCGGTCTGCTGAATCTTTGTACGTCTTATAAAGGTCCATGCCCTTCTGAATGTCATGGTACAGCAACAGAAGATCGCCAATGACTAGAGCACCTGTGGCCGCGCCACCAGCGGTAAGCAGGCCGCCGCCAGCCGCCGCCGCACCCGTCTCCGCCGCCGCCGCGCCGCCGCCGCCAATGCCGACTACTCCCAGCGCTCCACGGATCAATTTCAAGCTGGCCCATGCTCCGCCCAAAGCCGTCACAATCCCGCCAATGGTCGTAGACCATCCGCCAGTGGCTTTGTCCAGTTTCACCATCTCGTCAACTGCTCTTGTAAGAAAAACTACTACCTTCTCCGCGTAGGGAAGTACATGCTGTTCGAACAGGAGCGCCAATGCTTCAGTATGGCTAACTAGAGTCCTGAAATCCTCCATGAATTTGTGGCTATCGTCTTTTAATTTTTCGGTATCAACTCCAGAATTTTTCAAAAACTGCTCTTGCTGTCGCATCGACTCCGCGAGTTCTTTGCGATTCTTTGCGAGCATAAAGAAATCTTGCTCGCTCATTCCGAATTGCGAAGCAATCTGTGTCGCAATCGCATATCCAAAGCTTCCAGGGGGGCCTAGCGCTTGCAGCTTATCTACGAGATTAAGAAGGTCTTTTGTAGCATCTCCGGTTGCCTTGAGTCCTAGTTGCGCAAAGAAAAATTGTTTTCCTGGATTTTGGCGCATCGCCTGCGCAAGATTCTCTACTAATCCGGTCGCCGTATCTGCGCTGATTCCGATTTGTTCCGCTGCAAAACGTAGGGATTTTAGCGTCGCTCCTGTCGATCCGGTACGCTGGCTCACGAAGTACAGCTTCTCCATTTCAGAGGCTGTCTTTGTAATGCTCGCGGCCAAGGCGATGCCCGCCGCCGCCGCGACTTTCCCCATTTCTGAGAATTGCCGGACAGTATAGTCAAACTTATTTTGGAAATCTTTGTACGATTGCTCGTCAACTTTGTAACCGAGCTTCATCAAAAATTCTTTTAGAATTTCGGAATTGCTCAGCATCTATTTCTCCCTCTTCATTGCCCTGCGCTGATTTTCGTCTTCTACGTCCAAGGCATCATTCAACAATGCAACGTCCCCCAGGTCAAGCGTCCCGTCGATCAAAGATTCGTACCTACAGCATCCCCGCAAAACGGGACGAAGAATCCAGTCCTCGCCATTCGGAAGAGACTCAAGGGCGATTGACCTCCCACCGGAAGTTTTCAGAGTTTTTGTGCTTCGAAAAAAAAAGTTGCGAGGTTCTGCTTGATTACTTCTACGACGATTCTTAGCATGTCGGTGAAATCCAGGTCCTGATACATCAAGGTGTTGCCTGGACCCTTCACCGGAGAAAGTACGCTTCCTTCTTTTCTTTTTACGACGCTGAGACAGTTGAAAATTATGAACTCCGCCGTTTCGTCCGACATTCCGGCGATAGCTTCGGCCATCGGCCCTAGAACCATGTCGGCGAATAATTCCTCGCGGTCCTGCTTTCCTTCAATCCCGGCACTCTTGGCTTTCGAAACGAAGCTACCTAGCAACGGGGCCAATTTTCGCGCGACGTGAAACTGCTGCATCGCGGTCAATTTGCCGATTGTGTAGCTGTGCTCTCCGATTTGAATTTCGACTATCAAATTAGAGTCCGGTCAAAGCCTGAAGGATCGGCTGCAAAATTCCGGTGCCTAGAACTGGGTCGATCTGCGATGCGTTGAAATCCCACTCCAGCATCCCGCCTTCTTTGGCGTAATCGTTTCTCGGAAATTTTGTGAAAGCGACTCCCTTGCAAACGTAGCTGTCTCCCGTGGTGGGATTGGTGACGACGAGCGTGTTCTGTGCGTGAAGCAGCCCGGTCGAGGTTTGCAGGTTGTACATATTCGTGAGCTGGCCGTTGACTGGAGAAGTTTTCAGCAATCGAACCAGGACTTTCCCGGCCTTAGATGCAATGAGGCTGTGCATGGCTTGGCCGTCCGCGCCGACTACCATCCGGTCCTTGTCCTCCAGGAACTCCACAGAGATTCCTTCCTCCGCGTTGGCAGCGCCAGCGCCAAGCGAAATTGTTCCGCCCGGCCCCTGCAAGGTGACTTGTACGTCCTCG